ATATGCAAAAGATGATATATTCTGTCAAGTAGAAGTGGTAGGAGAAGGTTTAGTTAAAAATCCAGATTGGAAACCAGTAGGTGATGATGCGGGAGATTATAGTGGATCAGATGCGGGACCGGATGATTTATTAAATGCTAATACTTCACAATTTGTAAGTCTTCTTGGATTTTTTGATCCTGACAATGGTAGTTCAAATGCAACGAATGATATAACTAAGGGCGCAAGAGGTGATTGGGTTTCTTTACAAAAAGAAGTTTCAGGAACTACATATCCTTATAAGGAACGAAATCCTTTTTTCCCAGCAATGGGAGGAACAGTTAAAGCTTATGAAGTAGACAATGGTGTAATTGTAGGAACACAACCTACTGGGTTAGGAGAAGATGATATTCCTAGTGGAAGATTTATTAGGCATGATTATGAAAGAGCAAATAGTGCAGGTACTATGCCAGAGAACAGGTATTATATTGACCAAGCTGAAAAATTCTATTATGAAGTACCTTGTACTAATATCTCATATACAAGTGGAACTAGTGGTGCAATAGGTACTAATCATACTATGCCTAATACTGGAGAGCCTCCTCATACTATGACTAAAACTGGATTAAGTGGTGCTATAAGTAGAATACAAGGAACATCAGTTACATGTGATGGTGTTTCAGTTGGTGTGGGTGCTACATCAACAGTACCAGTAGATGAAACTACCACACATCCTTCTTTAAGTGGATCAGCCGGAGCACCTAGTGTCAATGCAACTATAGGAAATTATTATACACTTGGTGCAAACAATTACATTTATATAAACAGATTACATTATGAGTCTGTTACTATTACTTCAGGTACAAATTGGACAGCAACTTTAGGTACAGATACTACTGTATTTCCATGTAGATATAATTTCATACAGAAACACTTATATGAAGCTGGTGGTTCTGGAGATAATTCAATGAATGCTGATGTTCAGTTTGTAAAAGATACAATAAATGATTTACAATCTTTAGCATCTTTTCGTGATCCAATTATTGATATAAACACTGCACAAGCAGGTGGAAGTGGTATAAGTGATGTTGCTTTTGATACTTATATTCAAGCAGAACCTTTAGGGGATTTGGCAACATTGACTGCTGCAACAGAAACTTTTCGTACTTCTTGGAATCACAGTAATAATACCAGAACAGGGACTAATAATGGTGGGAGTAATCTTGGTGTAACTGTATTTATGGCAAATACTGAATGGGCCGCTTTTCATACTGAAATATCTACATTTGGTACTAACTGTTCAAAACGTGCCGCAGAAATTGATACACGTATTGGTGTACCTACACGTTCAGGAACACCATCAACATCTTATAAGCAATACCCCGCTGTTTATGTGTCAGCAGTACCAGCAGCAAATACTACTGGTGGAGTTGTTCCTTATGGTAGAGCAATTTATGACAGTTGTAATTATCTATTAGGTAAGACACTTAAATTGGGAGTACAATTAATACAAGATATTCAAGGTTTAACTGATTTGGTAGATCTGGTTAAAAAGGCTAGAAACAAATATGAAATTTATAATGGTAGAGCGAAGGAGTATAGCTGATGGCAGAACAAGAACATAAATGGAAAGAAGCAGAATTAAGAAGAGATGACATTAAGAAGTTATTAGAGAATACTAAAAAACTTGCTGAAATGTATTCAGAAGTTCTTAATCTAAAAAAGTCTGGTTGGGAAAATGTTTTAAGGGCAAGAGCTAAGAGAGAAGAAAAGGAAAAACAAAATGGCTGAATTTGAAGCATTATTAACGGCGAAGGCCGAATGGAAACCCCATCAAATTGCAAAGGCGGGAGATATTTCTGCTTTAGCATCTGCAGCTACAAATCTTGCTGAAATAGTAAAGTCTAGTCTTGAACTTGCTAGAAATGGAATGGAAGTTGTTAAACTCTTAGCGGCATTACAAAATATTAATCCTATTTTAGTTGCATTAGATAAATTAGCAGATGAAGTATTAAAACAAATCCATGATTTAAAAGAGGCCGGATATTGGTACTTATATGTTGATCCATATTTTAAAGGAAATGTAACAGGAACACATCCCTTTGATTATGGATTTGAACAGTTAAGAAATGAAGCCGGTAAACGTTATTGGCAAATAAAGAACGATTCTGGTAATTGGGAAGATACTACAACCAAACCTGAAATGATAGATTTAGATCAAAAAAAGGCTAGACCAAAATTAGTTACACCAAGAAAATTAATTGCGGGTGGTTATAATTGGTTTGATCCCTTACCTGATCCACTTGAGGGTCAAAGTAAATTTCCTCAATTTAGTGTAAAAAATGTAATTAATGAATTTGTGAAGGCGTTTGATGATGAGGGTGATGTTCCCAGATATAGAAAAAATGCTAAAGATTCTGATTTACCAAAAAAGGATGATATATCAAAAGGAATGGATGATTCTGCAGCTTCAGTAGTATATGATATTGATGGTAATCCATTTAGAGGATGGGACCCCGCTGAAGATTTTGGATTAGAATTATTTGATATGGGAAAAAGAACCGCAGAACAATCACGTTGGCCTCTAGATTATGAAGCATCAAGAAAACCTATTAATACTAAAGTTTCAATAGGTAAACCTAATATTTTAGGAAATACAGAATTTGATGGTGGATCTGGAGCAATCGCAATTATAATTGCCGCAGATAACTTTGATAAATTTGCATCAGTCTTTAATGAATTTTCGAAAATGTTTTCTGATATTCCCGAATTTTCAGCCGATCAGGGTCAAAATTTACTAAACAAATTAAAAGAAATTATTACCCCAAATGATGTAAAAGTTAGTTTAACTCAAGTTGATACTAAGTATGAAAAATTTGTAGCTGGTGATATTATAAGTGGAAAACGATATGGTAGTCTTGGAGAAGTAAGATCTGTCAATTCTTCTGCTACAACCGCCACATCTATGAAGGGGCAGAAAGTAATAAAAGTAATTGATGATCTTGGAGAACCACTTAAAGATAAAGAAGGTGATATAATTGAGGTACTTGAAGAAATAGATTTAAATCCAGATGAACGATGGGTGGATATGGAAATAATGGTGAAGCCTATGAGGGGGGTTGATGGATATAACCCGTGGACTCCAGGCGATACAGTTTTAGAGATGGAAAAAAGAGGAAAGTTTGGAAACTCAGAAGCAACAACCGCCGAAACTGGAATTGATTATTATGATAATTATGTTATGGTGGGAGCAGAGACTGTCACCTTACCTAAAAATTTAAGAGTATATCCAAAGATAGGAAAAGTTTTAGTTGAAACATTACAAGTACTTCCAGATTCTACTCCTCCCGATTTTGATGGAATACAAATTAAAGATATTGTTCCTGGTTGGGGAGAATTTTTTCAAGAGTTAGAAAACTTTGTAAAACAAATAAAAGGAATGATAATAGATTCTACCGGATTTATTCAAGAGATGATTAATATGTTGGCACAGATTGAAGATTTTCTAGAACATTTAATTAAACTTATTGATAAATTTTTGGAATTTTTTAGAATAACATTACCATCATCTGGAGTATTCGCACTTTATATTCCAAATCAAAACGGAGGAAATGAGGGTTTAAAGAAGGAAATCAAAAATGCCACAGGTATTCCAGATATGGGTTACGCATCAGGAATATTATTTATTGGTACAGAAGGAGATAAACTCATTGCAGGAGGGGGTAGTAAAAATCCAATAGATTTGTTAGCATTAGTGCTAGGACTACTTAACTAAATTAACTAAATATTAAGAGCAAGATATGGCTACTACATACGGAAAAGATTACGTTGATTTTGATATGGATTTTACAAAACATCCATCTCATGGTGACTTATCTAAAGTTAAAAAATCAACAGCTATTAGCAGATCTATAAAAAATTTATTAAGCACAAAATCAAATGAAAGATTATTTCAACCAGATGTTGACAATGGTATAGGAATTCTTTTATTTGAAAATTTTAGTAATCTTACTACTGCTAGGTTAGAAAAAGCAATTAGGTTTACGATAGAAAAATATGAACCTAGAGCAATAATTGGTAATGTAACAGTAAAAGCTCAAGAAGATCGGAACGCATACGAAGTATTAATAACTTATATGCCGGATAATGACGCTAGAGAAACAAACCTAGAAGTCTATTTGGAGAGGACATAGATAACACATGGCAAGTTCAGATGGTAAACTTAATATATCAGAATTAGACTTTACTAAGATTAAAGAGAATCTTCAAGGATTCTTAACAAGTCAATCTGATTTTGTGGGATATGATTTTACGGGATCTTCCTTTGATGTTCTTCTTGATATTTTATCTTACAATACTCATTATAATTCATATTATGCAAATATGATTGCTAATGAAATGTTTTTAGATTCGGCCTCTCTTAGAAATTCTGTTGTAGCAAGAGCAAAACATCTAGGTTATAGACCACGTTCTGCACAAGGATCAAAAGCACAAGTAACACTTACTATTACACCAACAGATCAGCCCGCCGGTATAAACATCCCTAAGAATACCCAGTTTCAAGGAGAAGTAGAGGGCGTAACATATATTTGGTGTACTTCTAATTCTTATTCTGTAAATATTAATGCAAATGGAGTTTATACAGTTGCTAGTGTAGATCTTACACAAGGAATGCCTACGACATTTAGATATACTGCTAATACAGGAGATCCAGATCAAAAATTTATTCTTCCTAATGAGAATACAGATATTAGTACTTTAGAGGTTACAATTCAAAATAGTTCTACTGATACTGATTCGGCAGTATATTCAGAAGCAACAGATATAACTACTGTAAATTCTAGTTCAAAAATTTATTTTATAGATGAAGCTGAAGATGGTAAGTTTGTAATTCAATTTGGTGATGGAACATTAGGTAAACAATTATCAAATGGGAATATTGTTATACTATCAAGTTTAGTATGTGAAACTGATGCAACCAATGGTGCAAAAGCCTTTTCAGTAGTGTCTGATGTTGGAGGATATTCTAATGTAAAAATTGAGACTACATCTATTTCAGCTGGTGGAGCCGTTGCCGCAGATATAGATGAAATAAAATTTAATGCTCCTAAAAACTATGAATCTCAAAATAGATGTGTTACAATTCATGATTATGTGGCTCTAGTTAAAAGAGATTATGGTGATGCACAAGCGGTTGTTGCTTGGGGTGGAGAAGATGCAGATCCCCCAGTTTATGGAAAAGTTTATGTAGCAATTAAACCGGCATCAGGTTCAGTTCTTTCTCAATCTAATAAAACTTTTGTAGAAGATGAAATATTAAAGAAAAGAAATATTGTAGGAATTACTCCGGAAGTTGTAGATCCAGATTATATGTATTTAAAAGTTAGTAGTACAGTTAAATATGATTCTGGTGCAACTACAAATAGTGCTTCTCAACTTAAGTCAACAGTAACTAATCAGATTACAGCTTTTGGAGATACTAATTTAAAAACTTTTGATAAATCATTTAGATATTCAAAATTAATTAAAGAAATAGATGAATCTGAAATTTCTGTTAAAAGTAATCAAACATCTATTCAATTAAAAAGACTTCTTTATCCATTGTTAGGATCAGCTGAAGCCTATGATATGCCATTTTCTAATCAAATCTATCACCCTTCTAATACTTTTTGGGGTGCAGTAACTAGTAATACATTTTCGTATACAGATTCTGCAAATACTCAATGGTCAGGTTGTAGATTACAAGATAACAATGGAGTAGTTGAAGTATATAGAACTTCAGGAGAAGATAGAATTATTGTTAATAATAATGTAGGTACAGTAAATTATCTTACTGGAAAAATATCACTTACAAGTTTTAAACCTCTTATTATTGGTTCAGAGACTACAGGAAATACTACACCATTAGAAGTTTATATTACTCCGGCCTCATCAGATGTTAATCCTCTTAGAGAACAAATTATATTAATAGAATCAGGAGATATTAGTATTACAATGTTAGATGATGCAGGAACAGGTACGTATGTTGAAGGAACTATTTCAACTACTGATGGAACAACTCTAGCAACTGGATATTAATCGTGTCTGAAGTTAAAGATAAAAAAGATGTATCAGTTTTAATTGAAACTCAATTACCAGAGTTTATTACCAACGAACATCCAAAATTCAAAAAATTCATAGAAAAATACTATGAATTTATGGAATCCTACCAACTTTATTTTGGGTCAACATTTACATTTAATGAACCAAAGCTTCAAGATGAAGATGAAAATTTTCTTGCCTATGAAGATGGAGATCGTCTTCAATTAGAATCAGAACGAGATATTGTAGGTAATGCAAACCTTATGTTTACTGTAGGGGAAACTCTTACAGGTGCTAATAGTGGTGCAACCGCAGTTGTTACTGGTACAAAAGGTAATACTATTGCCTTTGTAAAAAAGACTAACGAAGCAGTTTTTACATACAATGAAAAAGTTACTGGTAGTGATTCTCGTTCCTATGGTAATTTAGCAAATGGTGTTAGTGATGGTACATTTCCTAAAGCGGCAATAGATGCATATCAAACAAAAGCACCAGCGGTAGCAATAAGAGAATTAGTTGATTCACAAGATATTGATACTTCATGTGAAGGTCTTATTGATGATGCATGGAAAAAGGAATTTTATACAAATGTTCCTAAAACTTCTGTTGCTGATAGACGACAACTTCTTAAGAGAATGAAACAAGTTTATCGGTCAAAAGGTAATGAAGCATCTTTTGGTTGGTTGTTTAGAACACTCTTTGCTAAAGAAGATATAGAATTTTATTATCCTAAAACAGACTTATTAAAGATGTCTGATGGAGAATGGTCACTTGATAAATCAATCAAAATTGTAACTTCTAGTGCAAATAATATTAATCTATTTACGGGTAGAAAAATTGTTGGTAGTCTTTCTAAATGTACTGCAATAGTTGAAAAACAAATTACATCTTTTGCAGGAGCCCTTCAAGTTACAGAATTAACATTATCAGATGTAGTACAGGGTGTTGTTGATGGTGAATTATTTTACTTTAAAGAAAACGAAATCGTTACCTCTGAAACTGATACAGATGGATTATATGCAGATGCAACAGTATCGGGTATTTTACAAAGTGTTACAGTAGATGTTGGTGGAACAAATTATATTATTGGTGATGAAGTTCATATTACCGGTGGTGGTGGACAGGGTGCACGAGCAAGAGTATCAGCAATTTTAGATTCTGTTGTTGAAGGAATTGATGTTATAGATTCTGGGGATGGTTATGCAGTAGGTGATGTAGTAGGTTTTATTAATGATGGAACAGGTGGTTCTGGAGCCGCCGCTCAAATTAATAAAATTGTTTCTACTGGAGCAATATTAAGAAATACTGATTTAGTTAGTGCTTATGCCGTAAAACAATTATCAGCAGGAGATTATTCTAGTACATTCTTAGGACATAATGCCAATACTCATTTATATGGTAACTCTTCTTTAATATTTTCGGCAGCAATTAAATCAGCTTCAGCAAAACTCTATGATAATCAAGGTAATTATAATGCTACACAACATATCCTTGCCGGAGATAGAATTGCAAAGGAAGTAACTGTAGATACTTCAGGACTAACCATTACTCAATCTGTAAAAACTGTTACACTTTCTGCTGGACTTTCAGAAGAAGAAAAAATAGATGTAGTTGGTGGTAAACTTACTTATGCAAACGCAAATACAACTATTATTACAGGTTTTAATGCAAATAATGTTTTAACAGTTAGAGATACACATAACTTTGGAACAGGTCAAACTGTTACTATTGAATATGCAAGTAATACTTATTGGGGTACAGTTATTAGTGCCAATACTACTGCATTCTTATATTCGGTTGGTTCTTATTATCGTGATAACGATATAGATGCATTGACAGTACAAAATTTTGTCAATGATGATAACATCATAGTATATGATACTAAGTTTACAAAATTAGGTGCGGCTGCAGATGGATCAGGCTCCGATGCTCATAGTATGCATAATGGTATTACATTTCAAGTTGGAAATACCCCCGCCACAGTAACAACTAATACCTTTACTATGGTTGATGCACATGGAGCAAGTCCTGACTTAGAGTTAGTTTGTAATGGTGCTCTTAATATGACTTCAGTTAATGTTGGAGCAATTGATTCATTTGTTTTAACTTCAGGTGGTGGAAAATACGAATCAAAACCCCCCGTTACTATAGCTAATAATTATACTCCAACTTTAGGAAATGCTTTAGATGTTGTAGGTGCACCTAATTCCATACTTAATTTAAATCTTCATTCATTTTTTGGGTCTACAGGATTAATTTCACAAGATGGTAATGTTGTTACTTTAACTAGTGATGATGCATGGCCGGAAGCTAATTCTGGAATACTTACACTCATATATGCAAATGGTGTTACAGATCAAGTAACTGAAGTTACAAGTAATACTGTTATTAGAGTAAGTAATGAAAAACTTTTCGGACAAGGTGTAGGAGATAATCCTGATAAGGAAACTTTTACTCTTACCTATATGGCACTCGCCAATAATATTACAAAAAATTCATTACTCTATAATGATGATTATACTGCAAGAGGTAGAGTTCTTGATTTTATAGACAAAGCACATATTGCTACTACTGCCAGACCATTAACAATCGCAAATGGTAATACATCTCTTAGAGTGGATATGTTAACCACTCAAGATTTTGGTTCAACAGTAGAAAATATATTATTAGAAGAAAAAGACTTTCATCAAGATCGATATTCCCACGAAAGACTTTTACTTGAATCAGATACAGCAGGATCGCAAGATGGTGGTGGAGGACTATTCATAATTGAAGATAGTGTTACATGGTTACAAATGGAAGATGATGATCTTATTTGTAATGAATCAGATCAATCAAGATTCTATTCTGAAGATACAAGTGGAGAACGAGTTACCGCATATAGTAATGCAGCTTCTGCATATTCTACAGGAACTTATGCACAATCAGGAACTACAATTACAGGAGTAGGAACTACATTTCCTAATGATTGTGTTCGTGGAACTTTTACTCATCATGACGACAGTACTACTACAATAACTGGATATACTAATGCCACATCAATTACAGTTGAAGATTCTAAAACAGTAGGTGCAGGTAACACATATTCAATGAGTTATAACCGAGCATTGACATGGGGTACAAACCGAGAAATTACATTATCAGCAGGTGGTACAGGAAATAAAACAGTTACAGTAACAGAAGAAGGACATTATTTAAGGTCAGGCGATAAAGTTAGTATTACAGGTTCTAATGCTAATCCAATTTTTAACGGAGTTTATCCTATTACTGTTTCAAATAATAGTACATATACTTACGTATTACCTGAAACTCCTGGAACAACTACACCTCCAGGCGACCTTAGATCTAGACCCGTTGCTTCGGCGTGGTTAGCATCATCAAATGCAGTTTATCAAGATATTACTCCAAGAGGTAATAATGCCATAATTGAAGTATCTGCAATAGCAATTGGAGCAATTCAAGCCATTGAGGTTTACGATTTTGGTGCAGGTTACTCTACTGTTCCTGCAGTTACTACTTCTGCGGGAGATAAGAATGCAGAACTTACCGCACACTTGGGGGCGTATGCAACATATCCAGGCTATTATAGTGGTACTAAAGGATTACTTAGTGGTGTTCCAAAACTTCAAGATAACAAATATTATCAGAACTTTTCTTATGTCTTAAAAACAGATTTCGATGTAAATGATTATCGTAATTCGGTAAAAAGATTAGTTCACCCATCCGGATTAGTAATGTTTGGTGAGTTAGCTATACGAAGTAAAGTTTCTGTTGAAATGTTTGATAAAGGTGAACGTAATGTAGAAACTGAAACTTCCGCTGGCGATAAAAAATATCGTACTCTCGTTCTATCTTCTAATGCCGCTTCTATGAATGTCCAATTTTCTAATACTTATTGGAATAATGAAATAGAAATTTATACTAATAAACATCCTTGGCATGCAATGGATGCAAGGATAGAAATAGGTGATGAAGTAAATATTCAATTAGAAAATTTTGAAGAGATTTCATCTATAGCAAGAACTAATTCCACAATGTATGTGGTTACTTCAACATTACATGGATTACAAGCTGGTGATAAAATTAAGTGGACTGGAGATGAATCAGATCAACGATTTAATAATGAATATACAGTTACTACTGTACCCACTACAAACACATATACTATTACTCCATCGCCAGATACGGGATCAGTAACATCTCAATCAATGTATGATGGAAATTTGTATATCACCTTAGAAGATCAAACTACTGGTAATACAATTCTCTTAGAGGATGGTGATGATTTGTTGATGGAGCCAACATCTTATTTGAAATCTTCAGTAATTTCTTATGCAGATGTTTTCAGAACACAATCAACAAATTGGGATAATCCCTTTTCTGGAAATATTTTAAATGAGGATGGTACAGATATTCAAATGGAAAGAGGTGGAACTTATCTCTATCCAACATTACAATTTCCAGAAGAAGAAACAGGAACTATTTCCATTGATGTAAGTTTTAATAGTGATATTCTTCTTGAAGATGATAATGGTACTTATGGGTGGGGATATCTCTTACACGAAGAGTCTGCCGGTCAAGGAAACGGCCCACAAAGATATATTTCTCTTGAAGAAGATACTCAAGGACCGGATCATCAATATGAAAGTATTCCGATTGTAGATACTCATATATTGGAGACTTGGTTTAATTCTACAAGAGCTCATCTAATTTCTGAGGATGGTCAAGATCGTTTTATGATGGAAGATGAATCGTTAGTGACCTTAGATATTGTTCCAATAACATTAGATAATAGTCTAGAAAAAGAATTTGATTTACGAATAATTTATAATGCAATAGTCACAGAAGATGGACATTATCTAATTGAAGAAAATAATACCTCAGGAAATAATTACATCAAGGTAGAAGATGATTATGGTTTAACTCAAAACAATTTATATTGTACAAAATTTAATCTTGTTGAAACTACCCATTGGCATCTAAGAATGGAGGACACATCTCATATCATATATGAAGATGAAACAAGAATGTTGTCTGAGGAAGATTATGTAAAAGCTCCTCTAGTAGAAGTCGAAACAGAACATTATGATACAATGGGGTATCATTTAAGAATGGAGAATGAAGATTATCTTCAACATGAAGATGGTACATGGGCTATAATAGAGAAAAGTTCTGTAGCTGGTGGTAATCATGTTGAAACAATACAATATAATCTTTATGAAACACAGTATTGGCATTTACTACAAGAAGATGGAATTACACACACTACTCTTGAAGATGAATCAGGAAGATTACTTACTGAAGACGCAAATATAAAAGCATCTGATTTATTAATACCTCCAGTGAAAAACATATATGGTGTGGACACTATGGGGTGGCACATACTAATGGAGCCTGAAATTCCAGAACTTGAGAGGGTTGATATTGTATTAACAAATGTATTAGGTGATTTTGCCTTTGATGGATCAGATAGACCAGTTTATACTTTTTCAGGGGGTAGAGAATATCGTTTTAATATGGAACATTCTTCATTACGTCCTTCAGAAACACCAGGCGATTGGCATCCAATTAGATTTTCTACAACAAACAATGGTACTCATGGTGGAGGTACAGAATATACTACAGGCGTAACAGTTGTTGGAGAGCCGGGAACTTCAGGAGCTTATGTTTCATTTATACCACCAGAAGACACGAATATTGATATTTGGTATTATTGTCTTAATCATAGTGGAATGGGAAATACTACTACAGCATCGAAAATTGTAACTTATAATACAGTTTATGCAGTAACTGCCGCAGGTGGAGCGTTTTTTATCGATGGAGTTTCTAGAGCATTAGTATCTATGACAGGCCAAAGAACATATCGTTTTGATTTGAGTGATGCATCGAACCGTCCTACAGAGGAGTCAGATTCTTGGCATCCCTTAAGGTTTTCCAAAACAAACAATGGTACTCATGGTGGAGGTACAGCATATACAGATGGAGTAGTAATAAATGGTGATCCTGGAACTTCTGGAGCTTATATTGAAATTAGACCATCAAACGATACTCAAAAACTTCATTACTATTGTGTTAATCATGCTGGAATGGGTTCAGAGATATTCATAGAGGCTAATATAATTGATGATGTATATCTTGCAATGGAAGATGTTCATAAGGATTTGGGTAGTGTTAATAATTCAAGAATTCTACAAGATATTCAAGAAAATAAACCACCTGTTATTACTAAAGAATATGTCACAGAAGAAGCACCAAGTGATATGCAAAGGTGGACTCCAGCAAACCATGAATTAGATTATATTGAAACTTGGCAAGATACAAAAGTTACAAGAACTTTTGGTATGCAACCATTTAGACCACATTATGTTTCAAATTGGTCAGATGCTAATTTATATTATGTTGATGATAAATTTACACAAGAGGATGATTCGGGTTTAATATTATTAGAGCATGGTATTACAGATCAAGATTATCTAATTCAAGAAGATTTTCCTGAAGTCAATCAAGATTTATTGAACCTACAAAGAGAAGAATTACATGGAATTTTATTAGAAGATGAACTTCAAACTTTAGGTACAGTCGATGGTAGAGCCTATGATTATCTTGCACAAGAAGATTGGACTATACACACAGTAACAGTAACAAATCCTACTGGTGACCAAAATGTATTTGTTATTGATGGAATTGTACAACCACAATTAAGATTGGAACGTACAACACATCTTAGATTTGATGTGTCAGATTCAACAATGGCCGGACATCCTTTTAGACTTTCTACTACAGCTCATGGTTCACATGCTGGTGGAACAGAATTAACAGCTGGGGTAAACAAAATAGTTAATGGAACAGAAGGTCAAGCCGGTGCTTATGTTGAATTCTATTTAGAAGGTTCAGTTCCGGATTTATTGTATTATTATTGTACTGCACATAATGGTATGGGAACGGGAGCTGGACATCCTACTAATGTTTACAAGAAAACGGGTACAGATTTAATATTACATGAAACATCTAAACCTTTTAATGAAGAGTATGGAGTAGACTATACTCCACAACAGGCTTGGGCAGTTCTTCCGTCTTATCGTTATAGTAGAATATTAACAAGACTAAAGGGTACAATTACATTTCCAGATGGGGGAACTACAGGAACAGGAGATGGATCTGAATTCTTAACTCAACTTAGTGTGGGGGAAGAATTTCAAACTGCAGATGAAAACATTATAGATGAAGAGACTGGTGGAGGTATATTATTAGAAACTGATGAAAGAATAGAACACGAAGAATTGCGTATTTTTCATGTACAAAATGAAGATCTCGCAGCCGATTTAATGGGAATACAAATAAGAAACTTTCGATGGTTAATAACTACTGAAGATACAACAATCAGTGCTCATGGTAGTCACGCCGGAGTAACAGGAGAATATTCAACTCCTGATTTTTCTTCAGAAACTTATTGGATTCTTACTGATGACACTAATCAAGCCCTTGTGGTTGGATTAGATCATGAAGTAGGACAAGTCGAACAAGAATCCCCAGAATGGGAAAATATCAATATGCTCTGGGAAGATGGATCAAAAATGATTGTTACAGATCCACAAGCTTTTATTGTGTCAGCAATTAATAGTGACACAGAATTAGTAGTTACAAGAAAACATTTAGGTGGTACTGATGATTCAGTCTACCAGTTGTAAGATAGTAACTTGAAAAAAGATATAAATATAACAATGAGGAATCATTACAAATTTAAATTAATCTTGATAAAATTTGGAGGAAAAACAAAATGCCTGCTATAGTAACCAATAAATTCAGGATTCACAACGCTAAACAGTTTGTAGAAGCTTTCGATGAAATTTCTGCAACTTCAGGCGCTGCGATTACTGATACTAACGGTGTACTTAATACTAATATGTACTTGTTTATTGGTAAAGTAACCGCGTGGGCTGATGATACAGCACCGCCCACACCTACTGATTCCGTTTCCAATACAGTCTACAATCACTGGAGAGACATGATTGCAGCTAAGAAAATTGGATCTACGGATGTCAGTCATGTCGCACCACGTTATAATTGGACTACTGGTTCAAACTATTTTGCATATACTCATGCAAATAACGCCTTGTTTGATCAACAGTACTACGTGATGACAGATGACTATAACGTATACAAGTGTCTCGCCAACAACAATGCTGGTGGAACATCTACTACAAAACCTACTGGAACAGGAACAACCATTATTTCAACTGCTGACAGTTATAAATGGAAGTTCATGTATCAGATCTCAGCCGCAAGAGCACTTAAGTTTGTAACACCTAGTTACATTCCTACTCAAAGAGTAAGGAAAGCAAATGGTGCAGTTGCGAATACTACCGATTCATCTTTTCAGTATGATGTTGAAATTGCAGCAAATACCTCAGGTAATGGTGCAATCGAAGTTATGCACGTAACCAATGGTGGAAGTGCATACACATTTGAGACTGGAACAGTTCAATCTGGTCATACAGAAACCACAACCACAGCTAAAATTACAGGTTCTGGTTTAGCAACAGACGCGATTGTAAATAACGATATTTACTTTACTTCTGATTCAGGAAGTGGAGTAACAGGAAAAGGTGGAACAATTACCGATTTTCAATCTGGTACAGGAGTTGTAACTTGGACACCTGCATTAGCAAGTGCCAACGTTCCTGCAGATGGAGATGGTTATTCTATCGGTCCTAAAATCGTAGTCACTGGTGATGGACATGGAGCAAATGCTCGTTCAACTAACACCGCATCTGGTGTAATCGGTGATATCGTAATGGTCGCAGGTGGAAATAACTATGGTAATGCCGTAGCAACAATCGTTACAAACGCTGGTTCATCGGGAGCCGTTACACCAGTTATCGGCCCACGTGGCGGACATGGTGATGACGCAATTGAGGAACTTGGTGGTTTCTTTGTAATGGTTAACAGTAGATTAGAATACGGTGAATCTGGAAACTTTACTACAAACAATGATTTTCGAAAAATCGGTCTTCTAGCACAACCATTATATGCAAATGGAGATGTTTGTACAGCATCTACGATTGATCAATGTATTACAGCTACAGTTCAATCTTGGAACAGTACAGCATTCGCAGAAGATGAACTTGTAACTGGAGCAAAATCTGGAGCAACTGGTAAAGTTGTTGACTTCAAGAATAATACAACCTTGAGGTTGATTGATGTTACAATGGGTTCAAATACCACTACTGGATATGATTCCATCGCAGGATCGTTTCAAACAAATGAAACTATTACAGGAGCGGGTGGAGCATCAGCAAACACTAATGGTGTAGCCGGTGGTGATCTTGAGAAGTTCTCAGGTGATGTACTTTACATTGAGAATCGTTCACCAGTAACAAGAGCAGATGACCAAATAGAGGATGTTAAATTAATTATTGAATTCTAATCATTTTATACTAGAGGATAGATTGAATGCCACTTTCTACTAATTTCAATGTTACGCCGTATTATGATGATTATGACGAGTCTAAAAATTATTATCGTATACTGTTCAGGCCTGGATATGCAGTTCAGGCTAGAGAAGTAACACAATTACAGACCATACTTCAGAAACAAATCGAAAGATATGGGCAACACTTATTCAAGGACGGAAGTAAAGTTCTTGGCGGTGAAGTAACATTAGATACAGATGTAAAATCTCTGAAACTAGAGACACAAGAATCGGGAACTAATATTAATGCCGCTTCTTTTGTTGGAACAACTATTATTGGAGCAACATCTAATGCACGAGCACGTGTTGTAGCCTCGCAGGCTGCTACTTCAAGTACTCAACCTACTCTAATGTTTCACTACTTGTCGGGTGATGATTTCGATGATGGGGAAACTGTCCAAGCTGGAACAGTTCAAGCAACTGTTGTTAGTGCCGCAGGACCTAGTGGTATTACTGGAGCAACGGGTAATGGTTCAGTTGTTAGTTGTGATACAGGCGTATTTTATGTTGGTGGATTCTTTCTATTTACTCCCGCAAATACTGTGATAATGGATGCCTATTCCGAAATTCCTTCTGGGAGAGTTGGTCTAGAAATCACAGAATCAACTCAAACAAGTGATGATGATACTACCCTACTTGATCCCGCCTCAGGGACTTATAACTTTGCGGCGCCAGGAGCGGCGAGATATAAAATAGAATTAGCTTTAAAAATCAAAACTTTAACTTCTACTGATCCTGTCTTACAATTAGCAGATGAAAACTTTATTCAATTATTAAAAGTTGAAAGTGGTGTTAAGAAGGAGGAAGTCAAGTACCCAATGTATGGGGAACTTGAAAAGACTTTGGCACGTAGAACGTATGATGAGTCAGGCGATTATACAATCACTCCATTTAATTTAGATCTAAAAATTCACAGAGGTATATCTGGAACTACTGAAGCTTCAGGTGTGGATGGTACTACTGTACATGGTAACAATACTTTATTTGAAACTGAATTAGATGTTGGAGATCAGATTTATCTTGGATCAAATACTACTACATCAACTATTACTGCAATCGCAAATAATACAAGATTAACAGTACAGACAACTCTTCCTACAAATACGGGTGGAGCAATAATTTATAATGAGTCTGAAATATCTGCAGGATTAGATGCAGGTAAGGCTTATGTAAAAGGTTATGAATATGAAAGTATTGATACACAATATCTTGATGTAGATAAGGGTCGAGATACCGATACTACTACCGATTACAGTATGACTTCTGAGGTAGGAAATTATCTTGTCGTAGATACTACTAGTAGTTTATTTGATGTGGGATCTTCTGAAGTATGTCAACTACACTCAGTTCCCTTTTCTTCAATCAACTTAACCAATAATACCACATATTTAGCAACTCAAGTTGGAACAGCAAGAGTTCGTAGTATGGATTGGGATGCGTCTTCTGGAAATTCAGCATACGCGGAAACAAATCATTCTAATTACAGACTATATCTTTGGGATGTTAATACTTCAAATAATATTGTAGGAACAGTTGATCAACAATGTGCAAACACAAGACTTATAAAATTAGACGCTGATAGTACTTCTTATGTCGATGCGGCGTATACAGGAGCAACTATTACAGTTAATACTGTAAGTGGTATTGATACTTCAAGTGATACTAGAGTTATCGATGACTATTATTCAATAGTTAATTATATTGAAGGGGAAACAAATACTTCTGGTATGGGAAGTGTAGGAGATAATATCTTAAACGAAGATGCTTCTATTATGTTACTTGAAGATTCCGGACATTATGTTGTTGCTAATACAGTATTCTCACAACAGACTCAAGCTAACACTACTTACGAAATAGATTTTAAAATCAAAGATGTAGAGACTATTACTACCTCAACATTAGGTAATCCCCCCTCAATTAATACTCATGCCGATATAGCAGACGCAGGAAAATATAATAGTAGTACTTCAGGAAATACAATCTTATCTAATACAGATAAAAATACTCTAGTCTTTCCACTACCACAAAGCCCAATTAAAGAGACAGCGGGTGGTGGTAACACAGTAAGTTATATTTTCAAGAAAGTCGAGAAGGCACTATCATCAACTTCTTCAGGAAAATTAACAATTACATTATCTAATCCCAATTATCGGTTTATGCCAAGTAGTGGAACATTATCTACAACAAATGCAAGAGAAAATTTCATAGTAGTAGTTAAAACAGATAATTCTGCACAAACATTTATTAATGCCGTTTCTT